GAGTGCTTGGCGATGTCGTCGAGGAGGGCGTCCTTCTCCGTGGACGCGAGCCGCTCGGCAACAGACAGACGACGGGTCATGTGATGTCCTTGGGTCGAGGGGCCGGCCGCATTGCCCGCGGCCGGCCTCCGATGTGCGGGCTAGTCGGTGGCGCCGGCGCCGAGTTCGGGGCGCTGCGGCTCGCTGAGGTACTCGGGCGGGACGTCGATGGCGTCGGCCGCGAGGTCGGTGCGGACGGTGCCGTCGTGGGCCATGGCGCGGGCCAGTGACGCGGACTTCGGCAGGGCCTTGAAGTGGTTGCGCAGCACCGTCTTCTTGGCCTGCTCGTCGTAGTGGTTCCGCCAGGCCGGGCTGTTGCCGGACTGCATCTTCTGGCGGCGTTCTTCGATCTCCGCCGGATACATGACCTTGAAGGTCCGGCCGCCGTTGATCAGGCGGGCCACGGAGTAGTAGGCGACCGCCTTGCCGCGCGGGCCCGTCTTGCAGGGGCGGTGAACGAGCGTCTCCTCGAGGCCTTCCTCGTGCTCGAAGTAGTCGTTCTCCCGGACGGTCTCGACCTTCACCGATGACGCCATCGGGTGCTGGTAGAAGAGCGTCACCATGCCCTGGTAGCCGAGCTGGAACTCGGCCTCTCCCTTGCGGGGAATGATGTACGCCTCCCCGGTCGGGGAGCCCGGCTCGAAGCCGAGTTGGCTGCAGGTCATCAGCGCGCCGAGGAACGACTCGGTGGTGCAATCGGCCAGGTCGGGGTTCTTGCGGAGCAGCGTCAAGGCGATGCGGGCCATGCGGTCCGCGTCCATGTGCTTGGGCAGGGCGCGCGCAAGCTCCGGCTTCATTCGCTCGATCTGCTGCGCCATGGTCGGCTTCTTCTGCTCGCCGTTCTGCTCGAGCTGGCCGACGTTCTCGGCGCGGCGGGCGACGGCGTTGCGGGCATCGTTGGTCACTGCTGCTCCATGACGACGTTGAGGGTGCGGGTGTCTTCGCCCCGGTAGGGCTCGGGGTCGAGGTCGGGGTTGGCCTCGAGGGCGGCGGCCTTCCAGCTGATCTGGCCGCGCCGGGGGCGCCACGTGTAGGCGAGTTCGCCGCGGATGTAGACATCGGTGGCGTCGCCGGCGATCTGCTTGAGGTGGTTGTCGGCCTCGGTGAGCGCGCTTTCAGCGGCCTCGAGCTGGGCTTTGGCCAGGCGTCGCGCGGTCAGCCACTTCTCGACCTCGGCCGGGTCGGCGACTGCGTCGATGCGCTTCGGGTTGGCGTGGATCCGGTCGAGGACGTCGCCGGTGGCGCGGGATCCGTCGAGAGGCGGCTGCGTGCCGGTCTCGACCCAGCCCCAGAATTCGGCGGCGATGGCGAGGAGGTCGTTGATGAGCTGCTCGTCGCGTTCGATGCGGTGGACGATGGTGCGTTGTCCGCCGATCAGGGCGGCGCTGTAGCCGAAGGACCAGCCGGTGAGTAGGAGTTGCCACTGGGTCTGCACCTGCACGTCGACGGGCGTGTCGTCTTCCCAGTCGGCCAGCGCGTAGCTCGAGCGGGACTTCAGCTCGACGACGCCGGGCAGGCCTGCTTCCTCGGTGGTGCGGTCGAGGTTGACGATCGCCCACGGGATATCGGGCAGGCGCAGGGTGCCGGGGTTGTCGTAGATCGGCAGGCCGGTCTTCTTGGTGAAGCGGCGGGCTGTGACGGGCTCGAGCTCGTGGCCCATCTCGGCGGCCTCGTCCAACGTGGGGTTATCGCGTCGGGGCACGTGCTGGCCGGTCTTCTTCAGCCAGATCTCGAGCGGGGACGTCCACTTGTTGAGGCCGCAGATCGCAGCGATGTCGGAGCCGCCAATGCCGGTCTTGCGGACGGCGTGCCACTCGTCGCGGGGCGCGTCGGGGCTGAGGGCGAGGACAGCGCCGGACGGATACGTGAGGGCGGTGGTCACGCTGCCACCCCGCTCGCGATGGCCTGCAATTTGGCGAGCCCGTCCTCGTCGTAGCGGGCGAGGCGGAGGGCTTCGGAGAGTTCGGGGTAGGTCTCGCGGAGGATGGCTCGGTTGCGCATGTCGGCGCTCTCGATGGCGGCCATGAGGTGCTGGGTGAAAGTGCCGGGCTGGGCGCCACCGGTCCGGTCGTAGCGCCATAGGGCGTGACGTGCGGCTTCGGCGGTGACGGTGAGGCTGCTGGCATCCATGAGGTCTGCTTTCGGGTGTGCGGATGGGTGGGCGTCTCGCCTCGACCGGGGGGTGTGGTGCGGGGCGAGACGCCCTGGGTGGTCGCGGAGGTGGGGGGACTCGACGCGACCGGTCTGTGCGGTGGTGGATCAGGCGGCGGAGTCGGCCGGCTGCGGCTTGACCGCCGCCCATTGGCCGGTCGCCTCGTCGAAGGCGACGTGCGAGTTCGAGGCGACCGTGAAGGTGATGTCGGCCAGGCGTGCGGCGTTCAGGGAGAGGGCGAGACGCTCCGCCCAAGCAGGCGCCGTCTTCGCGTTCTGCTCCACGACCGCCTTCTCGTAGTCGTCCTGCCACTGCTGCGGCTTGTGACCGGCCTCCTCGGCAGCGCACCACGCCCACTCGCCGATCTCGCCGGAGTCGAGCTGCTCAGCAACGTCTGCGACGACGTCCTGCGCTTCACGCGGGTCGACGTTGTGGAGGGCGTCGAGGTAGCGGAAGGCCATCCAGTTCGCGACGGCGATGCGAATGTGGGCGTGCCACAGTTCGCGGTCGGTGTCGTAGTCGGTGACGTCGCGTGTGGACCGGAGGACTTCCCGCAGGAGTGTCTCGCCGGTGTCCTCAACGCTCTTCGGTGCTTCGAAGCGAGAGCCCTCGGGCTTCGGCAGGCTGGCCATGTCGACGTCGGTGCCGCCCGCGGCGAGGGTCCACAGCCACAGGCTGTGAGCGGACTCGAACGTCTGCTCCTTGACCGGGCCGATGCTGCCGCCGTTGGACGGCATCTGCGCGCCGATGAAGTCTTCGCCGAAGAACAGGACCGCCTTCCGATCGGCAGTGACCCGGGTGCGAAGACTCTGGCCAGCCGCCGACCAACGCTTCAGGAAAGCAGAGTTGAGAGCGGGGAACGGTTCACCGTCGACGGTCTGGGCGGCGATCCCGCGGAGCAGTCCCCGCCAGTCCGGGAACTCCAGGCTCGGGTCGACGGTGATGGTGAGGTCGGCGAGCGGGCCGTCGAAGACGAGGCGGTTCTTGGCGGTGCTGACGGTGATGTGTTCGGCGCCCTTCATCGTGTCGATCCACTCGCGGAGGGTGCGAAGTTGGCCGGCGGGAATGAGGCGCGCCCACGGCTCCTGGTTCTGGTCGCCGTCGTCCAACCGGTAGCGGGCAGCGGCGACCGTGAACCGGTCGGTGGCGACGGCGTACAGGTACTGACTGTCGACGTCGAGGCGGATGCCGTGCAGCGGCTCCAGGTCCTCGTAGCCGATGTGCTCGACGGTCTTGTCGATGAGGAGCTTCAGCTGGTGGGCGTTGATGGTCGCGGACAAGGTCATCTCCTGTGGGATCGTGGTGTCGATCCCCCGGGCGGTTCCGACGCTCGGGGGGTTTTGCGTTGGGCGCCGGCCGGGCGGGACGGGACACCGCCCGGCCGGACGATCAGGGGGTGGCGGGCTCGGCGACGAGCAGCGGGATCGGCTGGGTGTCGGCGTTGGAGCCGTGGCCGGGGTTGGTGACGGCCAGCGGTGAGGCGCCGAGCCGGACCGGCGTGCCGGTCTCGAACCGGTCGGCCGGCGGTGTGGCGGGCGCCTGGTGGTGGGGCAGCGGCTTGACCGAGTTGACGTTCGCCTTGAAGGCGCGCAGTGCTCGGAGTTCGTCGGTCTGGCTGGCGAGCTGGCGCCGTGCCTCCCCTGCCTGCTGCTCGGCCTCGTCGTACCGTCCGGCCTTCGCGTACACGTCGGCCCGGATCTGCCGCGCCTCGTCGAGCTGCTCGCGGAGGCTGCGGATCGTGCGGGCCTGCCCGTCGAACCGGGCCTCCAACGCGGCGGCCTGCTCGGCGCGAGGCATCAAGCCGTGCACCTCGCGCTGCAGTTCACCGAGCAGGCGGTGCAGTTCGAGGCAGGACAAGCCGCGGTGGGAGATGACGCTGCGGACGGTGTCGACAGTGCTCACGGCCGGTCTCCTTTCAGGTGCTGCTGCTGGTCCATGAGGGCGGCGAGCTCGGCCTGCCGTTCGGCGATGACGGCGGCGGCGAGGCGGATGTACAGGAGGTAGAGGGCGGTCGCGAACTCGTCGGCCGGCGACGGTGAGGCCGGGAGCGGGGCGGTCACGGGGTGGCCTCCGGTAGCTGCACGTCCAGGACTTGCCGGTACATGGCCGCCGTGGTCGGCTTCGGCTCCGGTACGAGCGGCCCGTGCGCGGCGTACACGTCGGGCAGCGGCAGGATCCCGGCGCCGGCCTTGTCGGTGCGGAGCATCAGCGGGTCGCCGGACTCGGTGTGCTCGCACGTCCACAGCCAGCGCGAACCGTCCAACGCGACCTGCACGCGGTCGAGGTCGATCTCCGTACCGTCGAGGAGGACGGTCATGAGACGGCCGCCAGACTGCTCTCCAGCCGCGCGATGGACAGCGCCTGCTGGGCGACCTCGACGAGCTTGGCGAGGGTGGCCTCGTCGGCGCCGTCCAGGTTGAGGGCGAGAGCCGTACCGAGGCCGATGATGGAGTGGCCGTTGTAGACCTCGAAGGTGATGAGGTCCGGCTGGTCGCCGAGGCTCATCGAGGCCTGGGACAGGCGGGGCTGGCTCACGACATCTCCTTGAGGGCTTCACGGGCGGCACGGTTGGCGGTCTCGCGGGCGGCCATCTCGGCAGCCCAGGCCGGGTAGTCAGCGAGCTGGGTGACTGCGGCCTTGGGGTGGGTGACCAGCCACTCGTCGAGGTGGTAGGCGATCTGGTCCGACGGGGAGTGGGTGTGCTCGGCCGCGTCGGCGAGGAGCTGGCAGGCCTGCTGCCGGGCGACCGTGGCACGGATGTCGGCGGCCAGCCGGGACAGCGGCACGTCAACGTCGGCCGGACGTGGGGCCACGGTCTGGAAGCGCTTCGGGGTGAAGGTCATGACGCGCCCCCAATCGGCATCGGCAGGGCGCCAGCGGCGGCGACCGTCGCGTCCAGGTCCGGCTCCGCTCCGTGCACCGGGCAGCTGGCGTCCCAGTCGCAGTCCGTCGTGGCATCGACGGGGTTCCATCCGCAGGCGGTCATGAGGCCACCTCCGTCCGCTGCTCGCCGGGGTGCGTCTGGTTGCGGACGGGCTTCCACGGCGGCTTCCCGGATCCGGGGCACGGCTCGGACCAGTTCTTGCCGTTCCAGCGGTGGTTGCCCATGACGCCCTCGCGGGTCATGGCCCGGTCCTTGCAGCAGTGCTTGCACCAACCGCGCGGGCGGACCGGCTCGGGGACGGCGGGGTAGACGATCCGGTAGCAGGGGTGGCCGATGGTGCGGCGCTTCTCGCCGTCGATGCGGAAGCGGAGGTAGCCGCCGCCCGCGCCGATGATCGTGGCGGGCTTGCCGTCGTACTCGATGCGCATGCCGTGACGGGCGGGGACGTCGTACTGGCGGCGGATCCACTCCATCGTGCTGGTCACCGGAGCACCGCCTTCTTGGCCGGGTCCCAGGTGCAGGACTCCTGCCCCTTCTGCTTCACGTCGCGGCAGATCCCGGGCTGGTGAACGGGCGAGCGGCGGCAGTAGTGGTCGAGGTGCTCCGGGCAGTGCGAGCCGCAGACCGTCGCGTCGTACTGGCGGATGCCCCAGACGATTGCGCGGCAGGCGAAGAGGTACTCCCAGGAGAAGTCGTCGAAGGACTGCTCCCACGTGTCGGGGATCCTGAGCCGGAAGTCGCCGTGGCTGAACGAGGCGACCGCGTACTCGGCGGTCCCGCGGTACTCAAGGCTGTGGTCTTCGGAGTGGAGGATCTGCTGGCCGACCGCCGCAACGGCGCCCGGGTAGCAAGCCTCGGCCCCGACTGCTTCCTCCATCACCCAGGTGCGGAACTTCTCCTCCGACCAGTCCTTGACGTCGCCTCGGCCGGCAGTGACCTTCTCCTGCCAGTAACCGGGGTTGATGTCGCCGTGGTTGGACTCACGGAACAGGCGGAACAGGTCGACCGTCGGGTGGATGGAGAAGCCGAAGCTGATCCCGTCACCACGGACGAAGAGGTTGTTCGGCCAGGTCACCAGGTCGAAGCGGTAGAAGCTGCCCTTCGGGTCCGTGAAGACCAGGTGTCGGTACATGCCCTCGTCCTTCAGGACGGTCAGCTCGTGGTTGCGGGTCTCGGCCTTGAAGCGGGCCAGAGAGGAGGCGTAGTCGCTCATGCCGCACCGCCGTTGTGGCGCTGCTGCGGCAGGCGGACAACCTGCGCACCCGGAATCGCTGGCCGGTTCCGCGACGGCAGACCATCGCGTTCCAGCGCGGCCACGAGATCCAGTTCGGCCTCGCCAGGGATTACGAGGGTCTGCTGGCGGCGCACCCGGTTCCGGTCCAACTTGGGCGCCAGGTAGAAGTAGCGCTTGCCCTTCGCCGTCGGATGCGCGTGCTCCGGGCCGTCCTTCCACTCGTTCTTCCGCTCGTCCCAGCGGGTGTTCCGCTGGTCGATCAGGTAGTCCTTGCGGTAGAGGTGCTCGAAGAAGTCCCGCTCCCCCACCTCGGGGAAGTGCGTCTTGTGGAACACGGTCGGCGTGATGCCCGGGTTGGCTTCGTAGTCGTCGGCGACGCGGGCCTTCGGGGAGAGGCGGGAGTTCGTTTCGACGAGCTCCGTGTTCTCCGCCCGGATGTCTTCCAACTCGCGGGCCTGGCGGGCGGCGAGCTCCAGTGCGCCGGCGAATGTCGTCGGGACCATGAACTGGTGGGCCTGCGCGACCTCGGCCTCGCGGGTCTTCGCCGCGAAGTAGGTCTGCGCGGCAGCCACTTCCGGCTTCCGCGGGTCACCGTTCATGGCAGTCAGGTACGCGGCGTATCGGGTCAGCCGGTAGTCGTTGCCGGGTCGGCCACCCTGGCGGGAGGGGTTCTTAGGGATGACCCTGAAAACCTCCAACGGGTCCAGGCCCGTGTTGCGAGCGGCAGCCATGGCGCGCTCGATTACCGGCTCGAACTGCTGCCAGCGGGGGTAAGCCATCTGCGGCATCAGCTCGCGGGCGAACCAGTGCTCGCCTTCATCGTCCAGGTGCCTGGTGCTGTCGAACGGGGATGATCCGTCCGATGGGATGATGGAGGACAACGGGGTCCCCTTCCTTCTCAGTGGTGGAGGTGGATCTCGATCGAGGTCGTCCCGGGCTTGGCGGTTACGGGGCGGCCTCTTTGCCGCTCTAAGCGGCGACGCGGGCCGGCCTGCGCGGTTCGGCGGGGCGGGACTCCAGGAGGCGTGTGGGGTCCGGGGTCATGGCGGCCTGGTACTGGCCTTCGAGGTAGGCGTCGAGGTCCGCAATGCGGTAGGCGACGTAGCGGCCGATGTTGTAGCCCGTGGGGCCCTTGCCCTTGACGCGCCACTTGCGGAGCGTTGCGAGGGTGACTCCGATGTAGGGGGCGGCGTCTTCGATCCAGAGGCACCCTTCGGGCGCCCGCTGCTTCGGTCCCTTCCTGTTGTGCACTGGTCTACTCCTTAGAGGTGGGGGGTATACGGGGAGACGGATCGTCCAGTTCTGGAGACGCCGGAGGCGCGAAGAGGACCAGGAGGGCGACGCCGAGGGACTCCACGAGGGAGTGGGCGTCTTCCATATCTGCGGTTCTCTGCCGGCCGGTGGCGAGCTTTTCGATGAGGCCGGATCCGCAGCCACTGGCTTCCGCCAGGCTGTCGTATCCGTAGGGGGCGCCCCGGCCTGGGTTTTTCATGACCCACTTGAAGATGTGGGCGCTCTTCAGCGTGTATCTGCGGCTCAATGGTTCCCCCGAGGTGCGGAACTGCCTTGATGAGACGAGTTAAGCACGGCGGAGACGAATCGTCTACCAATCTGGACGACGTACCACCCGGTATCGGCAAACTTTCTGGCTGGTTACCATGCTTCTGTAGACGATCCGTCTCCAGAAGGGGATGGTTGTACGGCGTGACCTGCTATTTTTCCGGCGCCAACCCCCACGGATAGAGACAGTCGGTGCGAACGTGACGCGAGAGGACGACGACATGACAGTCCCGGCCAAAGCTCCGGAGTCCGGCGCGACGCAGCCGGCGACAGACGTCGGGGCGCTCTCCCAACTCATCCAGGAAGCGCTCGACAAGGGCGACTCCTACCAGCGCCTCGCCGACCGGGCCATCGACCCCCAAACCGGCGAGACCGTCTCCAAGCCCTACCTCCAGCGCATCGTGAAGACGCCGCCCGCGAACCCGCCGACGCCGCCCATGATGGGCGCGATCGCGGCGGCCCTCGGCAAGCCCGTGTGGCGCATCAAGGAAGCCGTCGCCAAGCAGTGGCTGCTGTACGAGGCGACAGAACTCGCCGGCTACGACGCCGAGGTGCGCATCATCGTCGGACACCTCGCCGGCAAGTCGAAGGCGGAGCTGATGAAGTGGCGCTACATGATCGAGGCGGACGAGCGGGCACGGCGCGAGGCCGGCGAGTAGCGCATCACCTGCCGGACCTCGCCCTGTGATCGCGAATGTCCGTAAGTAGACTTTGCTTCAACTGATTGTCGACGACTCCCTGTAGACGTACCCTTCACCAACCGTGCACTTCTGGCCGTTCTGGCGCGTAGTGCATCGTGCGCTAGGAGGGCCGGATGCTGGACGTCACCTATGAGGCCGTCGAAGACCTCCCGCCAGGCAGGCTGGCGACGATCGAGGAAGACCGCGGGACGATCCGCGTCAAGGTCGACGCGAGGGAGCCGCTCGCGTCCGTCGTCCGCCAACTCAACGTCGAGATCGATCGGTTGCTGACCAGCTCGGATTGGTTCCAGCTGTGGGGCGACGAGATCGTCAGCCGCAGTACGCCCACCTCTCCCCTGCGGATTGAATACGTGCTTCACCGACTGGTGCCCGACACGGCCATCCTCACTGAGAGCAAGGGCTGCGTTCGCGTCCACATCGACCCCGTCCTCAGCACCGAAGCGTTCGCCGCGGTGATGAATCCGGCCGCGAAGGACATCCTCGCTGGGGGACAGTGGTTCCAGCTGTACGGCGGCGAGATCATCGACAACTCGCCGGAGCCCATCACTCAGACCTGACGAGCCGGGGGTAGCGGTGGCGGGGTATATCGAAGACCGCTGGATGACGAGGAAAGCGGATCCGACTACCGGCAAGAAGCGTCGGACCGCGCGGTGGGGTCAGGGAAAGCGTTGGCGGGTAGCCGGCGTCCCCGGCGTGCGGGACCGGTCCTTCACCAACCTCAAGGGCCCTGACGGGGCTGAGAAGTGGCTCGCCGACTCACAGACGGATACGAGCCGCGGCCACTTCTACGATCCCCGCGACGGCAACATCACGCTCCAGGAGTACGTCGAGCAGACGTGGTGGCCCACTCTGCGCAAGGCGCCCGGCACCAAGCAGTCGATGAAGCCGCGGGTCTTCAATCACATCCTTCCCCACGTGGGGCATCTGTCGCTGAACCGGATCGGGCACGACGAGATCCGGGCCTGGCTCACCCGGGTCGAGCAGGACATCGACGTGAACACGGTGCGTACCACGTGGCGCCACTTCTCGACGATCATGCAGGCGGCGCACAAGGCCAAGAGGATTGCCGAGAACCCTTTCAGAGACGAGGACTTGTCGGCCCCGGCGGCGCCTCCGTCCAAGGCGAAGGCGTGGCCCAAGGAGACGGTCGCCGCGGTGCGGGCCGAGCTGGGCGCCCGGTACGGGATCCTCGTGGACCTCGCCACCGGGGCCGGGCTTCGACAGGGGGAGTGCTTCGGCTTCTCGCCGGACGACATCGACGGCGACGAGATCCATGTGGCGCGTCAGATCGTGCGGATCAACAGCCGTCTGGCGTTCGCTCCGCCGAAGCGCGGCAAGCTCCGCGACGCTCCCTGCCCGCCCGAACTGGCCCAGGCCGTCAAGGAGTACGCCAACCAGTTCCCGACGGTCGAGGTGACGCTGCCCTGGGTGGACCCGGACCGGCCGAACCTGGAGTGGGACAAGCGGCCCCTGCGGACTGTACGTCTCCTTGTGACCACGCCCCGGACAGGCGGGGTCAGCGGCGGCGCACTGAACCGGGCGACGTGGGACGACAAGGCGTGGAAGCCGGCGCTCGCCCGTGCGGGCGTCATCCCGGAACCTGAGGTCGAGTACGTGCAGGCGAACGGGAAGAAACCGTGGCGGCGGGTGGCGTGGAAAATGCCGCGTGAGGACGGCTTCCACGTCACGCGGCATACGTTCGCTAGCATCGTGCTGTCGGAGGGTGAGACAATCACTCAGCTGGCTGCGTGGCTCGGTCACTCGGATCCGGCGTTCACGCTAAGGACTTACGTGCACTTCATGCCGAAGTCCGGGAAGCGGGCGCTGGCTGCGCTCGGCTCGTGGATGTCCCCAGGTGGGGGCGGGACCCGAGCCGTTGAGGCCGACGAGACTGTTGAGATCTCCCCCGGTTCTGATTCTCCCCAGATTCTCCCCAGCGAAGATCTGGATCAAGGAATCTGAGCCTCCCTTGCAGGTCAGGGAGGTAAGCGGCAGACGAGTCGGGCTGTACGCCGGGTTCTGTCGCCCGGTCGCCTCGCGGCGGCCGGGGAGACGGCCATCCATCTAGGGCCGGCGTTGC